ATGGTCACCAACCCCATAATCAGCTCTCATCACCCTTTCGAAAAATCTCGTCTCTACTACACTTCTGATCTCTTGAGATTTCAATTCAAAATCAGTACTTGTAGCTAAATTACCATTCTTAATTCTTAAAGGGTAAGCTATGCCCCTTACAGTGGGGTATGTCGGTTGCGGCACACTCATCTATAACACCTTAGAATTTGAAGCTCTAATTGTCTTACCCTCCTTTTTATCTCCTCCGTAGGTAAGTCACTTCCCATGACTTTCTTCATTTCTACCCTAATTAGACCATTCGGCAAAGACCCATACAGTGATGGATCAGTCAGTTGTTCTGAAACTCTTTGATTGTCGCTATCTAGCATATAGAGGCAGAATGCTTCTAATGAAACACCCTGCCCCTTAGCTTCTTGCTCTAGCTTAGAAAAAAGAGAGTCAGGAATCTGTAGCTTTAATTCCTTGTTCATTGACCCTCTTGTAGGTTAACCTAAGCCCCTTGATTGAAGTTCATTGCTCATTTGACCAATGGAAACTCTAATCAATCCAACATCGATTCTTTCCATTGTTGGGACAGGGACATCATAGACTTGGACATTGACGATTCCGTTTTCCAGATCTTCGACCCTGTTGATCCTTTCGTCGCAGATGACTTGGAAAGCATCCGAAGGCTTAGCGCCATAAAGAGCACCTTCGTTGTAAAGTTGACCCATGACGCTGTTGCCAATGGTGACAATCTGGTTGAAGATAACTCCAAAGCCATCAATTACTGAGAAGATTTGATTATCAAATACCCTGCGGAGCGAACCATAAACAACGTTTTGAATGACGCGGGTGTTGACAAATTGGTACTTACGTTGTTCAGGGATAGCAGGGTTAATCCTAGTTCTTCCACCCCAGATGAAAATCGCAGAAGAAGCATAACCAGGAAGAGTCCTAGCAACGTTGCAACCCCTGGGGTTTAACAGGTTCTGTTGAGCAGAGTTGACAGAAAGTTGGGCGCTAATAGCATCGACAAGTTGATACTTAGTGCCAGCTGGAGGGAATTGGAACCCCTCTGAACGATAACGCCTTAGTGCAACTCCGGCCACATACGGGGAGAGAGGAATGTACTGACCCGCTGAATTAAGGATGTGTGGGCCATAGTAGGCAATAAATCCAAAAGCGTTAAAGTAGCGTTGGCTATCCTCTAGCAAGCGTGCTACATTATCGACACCGGCCTCTATGAATACCGCCTCTGGTTCACCTGAATTTCCCACCCCACGTAAAGCATCATCGATAATCTCAGTGGATGTAATGGCATCAAAGTTCCACAAATTGGTTAATGGTGTTTGCTCTTCGGTTAATACAAGTTCGACTTGTGAGCCATGGCACACATGGCCAACCGAAGTAAGATCACCACCAAGGCTATTAGCAGGGACCACAACCCAGTCGTAACTGCCCCCGTTAAGCACTACAGCAATCCGGTCACCCACTTTAACTGCAGTCATACCGTCTGGTGCCACAGAGTTTGTTGGTGCCGAGGTCACTTGGAAGTAGACACCACCCAAATGGCTGATAGAAGACTGAATGTTAATGCCTGTGCTGGAAACGGCTAGTCCGCAAGCTACCGCATAAGGAGAAGCTACATCAAGAAGTCCTGTGCCAGCGGTGGTATTAGCCCCGTAGTCGCCACCGTAGATGGCGTCAATGGCTGGAACTATGAAGGCCTGGGAGGTAAAGTTTTGGTCTGTAGTCGGGGTGCAAATATAGTTTTGAGTTGAACTCTGCGTTGCACCCGGATTAACTAAAGCCAGGGTAGGCAGCCATCCAGCAGATGTGGTTTCACCATAGGGGAAAATCAACTCCTCACCAAGGATCTTGGAACTCCTATTAAGATACATGGACACAGTTGGGTTGCCAGCTCCGGGGGCTGGTGCCACCGATGCGTCAGCAGCCTGGCTTGCGATAATACCGCTGTTTAAACCATATTTCCGAGCCCTAATTAGGGGGATAGTGGTTAGTTCGGCCAAATTAACAGAAGTCAAGTTACCACCCAGTACCCCGGAGTACAAAATGGTGGGCTTTGTGGAAATAGAGCCAGATGGGAAAGTAATGTATGAGCCAGACAAATACCCCGTATAGCTAGATGCTAGCAGGATGGTATCATTATCAATGACCTTGGCAAAGTAAGGATTAATGGAGTTAGCAGTAGTTGCCTTTAGCAAAGTCGTGGTGCCAGCCAAAACAGCTTGCGTGAAGAAGACTTTTTGACCATTGACTAGACCATGCTTATTGATGTCTAGTGACGCATGAGCAGTAGTACTACCGGTCATGGTATAAGAATTGATACCCTCAGAAGGGTCAAACAAAGTCCTTGAGATGAAATTCAGCCTATAATCTCTGGTTGAATCCTGAAGGGTTGCAGGAAGGTGCAATGTATTAACTCCCTTTGTTTCCCCTGTGATATTTTGAACCAGGTTAGAGGTTTGCCCCTGAATTTCAACAGGCCAATTCCAGTCAGGTGTGCCGTAAGTGACGACCGCTGTAGATCCGGTTGGGGTGTTAACTACATAAGCTCCATTTGCTGCAGCTACACCGTTAGCTACAAGGTCAGTGCCCCCAGCAGCCATAACCGCTGTCAACACTGCAGTAGCTTCAGATGCTGTTTCTGTGATGTAGACATATTGAGTGCTGCTATTAGAAGGATAAGCACAGAACAGATTCTCATCATATGGGGGTGCTACGATATAGACAGTAGCTGAAGTCTCACCCATGCCAAACAATCCACCGAAGTCCGCACCAGCGTTGCTGATGGTTACCTCTTGAATCTCTTTCCCAACTGGCCAAACAGCACCATCAACAACGAAAATGCCATTCTGGGCCAAACCAGAAACAGACTCCAATGCAAAGACAGCTGGGTCTAAAATGCCAACCTTCTCACCAGCAGCTACAGTTGCTGTAGATTGCAGTACTGCGACCTTTGGGCTATGGCCAGGGATCATAGATTGGTATGGCAAACGTCTGTAAGTAACGTCATTGCCGATCCATTCGTAAATGGTATTATCAACCAAATACTTCAAGCCCATTACCAAATCTTCGGCGGGCTGATGTGGGATGTAGTTTTTATATTTATTGATATCTGTGACTAAGAACGAGCCTCCGTCTGCCAAAGCCAGCCACTTAAAGTTACCATCTTCGCAATGGGCAGCAGCAGCAGCTCCCACGGCAGTTCTACCTGCAGCATCAAACTGTGCATATGCAGTGGGCGATAGCAGATATCCCTGGTCTTGTTGTCCGTCAAATGCAGTTCTGATGCACTGAACATAGTCTTGAGGGACCCTTTCCAGGCTAGTCTGGGCACAATCAATAGTTCCGACCACATAGCAATCGGTCATTAAGATTTTAGCAGCGCCTACAATGAATTGTTCAGGTACTACTTGGATAGTCCCGTCAAAAGTTGTAGCTGCCAGGACTGCAAATCCGCTTTCTGAATTTGTCTCAGGGCAAAGGGTATTTACTAGGCCCGACTCCCTGACATAGGCGGAACTGCTAATGCTAGGATTAGACTCAATTGCAGCAGCAAATGCGTTGACGATTGCAGATGAAATCTTACGGTTATTTACTTCGTCTCCAACGATATAACTAACGGGGATAGTAACGGGGACACCAAGCCACTCGCCATTGGCAGTATAACCAGTGGAACCGTCTCCAGCCACTAGCTTTTGGCCATTAAGGGTCATTTGGATATACACCTGGTCACCAGCTTCAAGCTGGGAAGGTAGTCCAGTGGAATTGATTTTGGTGCCAGAAGGTAGAAACTCGATTTCAGCAATCTGAGTTGGTGTTCCTACTCTGACGACACGAACGTCCCCAACTTGTTGGGCATTTAGGAAAAGTTCATTTACACAATTATAGCTAAGAAGGGGGATTTTCTCGGTGGGGACCCCTCCTACTAAGGCCCTATAGTCATTCAGAGAAGTGATGACGACAGGGGCATTAAACGGAAAGCGACTTACTGGGACAGTATCCTCAGTTTCTACCAACATGTAAGCGGTGTTAAATGTTGCGATTGGCGCGGCTGTAATATTGCCAGCGACTTCGTTTATGAATGTACCAGGGGCCCCAGGAGTGGTGCCAAAAGAGAAAGTTGCCATTTTATATTTAGTATTCCCCCTTTACCTAACCCTCGTACCGGCGGGGATAACTCCGGTGGTGGTGCCCGTAGGCCAAGGATTGTTTATGGACAATTAATATTTACCCACCATTGAATCGACATCCTTTCCGGCCTGAATGGTGATGCCCCCAGCCAAAGATTAGAGGTTTTATCCTATTGGTTGCCAGTATCGGAATGAACACTAGCGGCTGACCAACCGTTGTTTCTTTCTACATCTCTTAAAGACAATCTGGTGTATCTCGATAGGGACTCAGCGTAAGACTCTTGAGAAGTGAAAGGGAAGAAGTCTCCAACAGAGTTTGTAACGGATGACAGTACAGGGGATTGTTGCGTCAATCCTACAGACATAGCTGGCCCCGAAACACTACCTGGGTTAAGAATTGTCCCTAAAGGGGGATTTTTTACTACGGACCATGTGGGGTTATTCTCCAGAACCTCCCTATATGAGAGGGAGTTTGAGTATAGAGCAAAACCTAGCCTCCCCCAGGTTGAACCAGATTGAAAAACTAGGTTTGCCATCTATCAGGTTCCTCTTTTTGCTTTTGCCATCAGGCGGGCACCAACTTCAGTACCACGAGTTAGGGGGAAGCCATTATCCCTAGAAACTTCCTTAACCTCATTATTAAGTTGACTGGAAGGTACAAATGGGTCTACTTCCGGGGAGTTTAACCTGTTGGAAAGTTTCTCTTGGATAGACGCCTCGATAGACTCCTTAGTAGGTTTATCCTTAATGGCGGTGCTCTCTGCTGTTTTAAGGTCGATGACAGAGGGTTCGTGTGATTCGTATGATTCGGACCCTAAACCATGGGTTTCTGTGGGCTCTGGCGCCATGGCTACGGGGGGCTCAGGGGTTTCTGAATTGGGTGTAATTTCAGCAGCTGGATTTTCTTTCCAGGCTTCATTTACGTCGGGAGTAGTTGGGTTATCGCCAACAAATTTACCGAGGGGATCTTTAGCGCGTTGTCTTGTCATGGTTATTTAAGAATGTGTTTCCAGGCAATGTCAGATAGTTTGTCAAGGGAGCTATCTGGTACTCCCATCCATGGGCGGGCGGGCATTTTTTCAGTCCCAAATTGGTTGAACACCCCCCACGGAGTCGTATCGACTAAGAATCTATTACCCCAAGGTTTAATAGTAGCCGAGTCTTGCATTTCGCCAGTCTGCCTCAAGATTGGGCCAGCTCCAAACCCACTGGAAATTCTTTTCTTTATAGTGTTGGGGCTTAATTTAATCCATGGTCTCCCTTCGGGGTCTACTTGAGACGGCCAGTTAACCTTATTATCATCTAGAAGGGCAGGGGCCCATTCCACTTTGGCCGGACCCCACCACCCTAATTTAAAGGGTTGCATAGAACCCGGTTCCTTTAGGGTGACTTTAATTTTCATTTCTTTTTCGTTAGGCTCTCTTGTTCTTCGGCATATTTTTTATTAACTTCAATCATGGCTCTAATTTTACTCATAGGTTGAGTTTCCAACCAATCGATAGATGAATCCCACCGTTGTTTGCATAAATGGAACGCGACTTCAAGCCAATTTTCCACTGACAGGATATTCTCTTGGAAGATAGTCGTCACTGCCCAGTCAATTAATACTTTGAAAATTTTAGACGGGGTTTCATCGATGGCGTCGGTATTTAAGATCACCCTTAGAAGAAGCGGCAGGAAGCTCTTCTCACCATTTCTGAGGATTTGTGCCTTATAGAAGTCTTTGGGGGTTATCTCCCTAAGGTGAAATGGCCCCCACCCGTCTATAGTTACAAGATATGAAAAGTCATCTTGATCCTCAATTAAGATTTTGGGTCAACTACAACTTCCCCCATTGCCTTGCCGACTAACTCACTGATTTTTTTGATGTCTGAAAGACGGAGATCAGCAATTTCGTCAAAGGAAATTTTATCCTCACCGATTGTTAATCGTTCGGCCAATAGAAAGCTTTGCTTGGCTTGTTTGAATTCACCAAGTTCTTCTTCTAGGTAAATTAAATCCCTGCCGGTCATTTCCCTAATTGTGAGGGTTCGGCCGTCAGACAAAGTTTCACTATAAGTCTCAAGCCCAGTGACTGGTGTAGCCTTTACTGTGGTGGTTTCGTTGGATACGGTTCGCATTTGGTTTTTATTGAGGGATACTCAGTGAGTTTTACCCTACTTGCCACCAGATGCCTTTCCAATTCTGCATCACCTTTCCCAGCAGGAAGTTTGAGATATAGATGGTTAGCTGTCTGCCAGCTTTTTTCAGCCCCATCTAAATCCCCCATATCGACCCTATCGCCAACATCATCGATCCAACTACGGATAACTTCTTTGCGAAACTGTGGGTCTAAGGGTAGCGGAAATGGCATGTTGCTGTTTGGGTTGGGACGTAGTAACTTCCACGGGCTTAGTGCCCAATAGTCAGAGGGCCTTAAGCATTTGGACAACTTGATCTTCGGAATAGTAAAGAGCATTGTAAGCGCAATCAACTGAAGAAGGGATAAATTTATCTTTTTTATCGAAGGGTTGTGGCATATAGAAAGTACCGAGGGATCCGGGATGCGCAATAACGGTGGCAGAAACAGCGCGATTCTTTTTCAGTTTTGGTTGTGTTGACATGGTGTTTTGGTAATTAGTTTGGATTAAACGTGAGTTGAAGGTTAAATGAGACCCTTCCGGATTGAATCATACCGGAAAGTCAACTTATTGACAGCACCCAATTCAAATAGTTGGGTCATTGAGTATTCAACCCCGGGTGGTTCATCACCCCCGGACTGATTGGATGGAGTTACCGTATTCTCTTTTGGGGACTTCCGGAGCCTGTCATCAATAGCAACCGAGGAGAAGAACGCTCGGCTCAATGGTAATTCGGGTATTTCCATCGCATAGTGGAATAAACACCAAGTGAAAAGGTGGGCAATCTGGAATAACACGGCAAACTGCTCTGCGTATTTTTCCGGTGTCATGAAATGCAGTTCATCATGGATGCTAATTATGAATCGGTAGGGGATCTTAAACTCTTCAGCCAGCCATGCCACGGCAGTTAGGGTGATAGACAAGATTTCAGACCCAGACGCTTGAATTGCCCAATTTGTCCTACCTGTTTTAAAATCATTGCCGACTGCAGAGGGCATCATGGCCGTTGATATTTTTGTACCCAGACAAGGTAACCGGGGTGTACCCGGCCCCATGGAAATTCTTTCCATCATATTGAATGCGCCTGAGTCTGACCCACCTTCGTATTTACCGAACCTTAAGACCCCCTTCTTAGACGCAATAGCTTTAAGAGCAAAAGTCTTGACTGCATCCTCATCTTTATTGGGGAAGGTCATCCTGATGGGGTTACTAAGGGCTCTGACGCTCCCGCCGTACAAAGTAGCAAATCCTACAATCTTGGCCAGGTCCCTCGTTATTTTGAGCATAGTGTCCTTTTCCTTATCAATTGGGGACACCCAGTAGCCATCACGGGGATGGCAATCATCGCTGTCTTCAGGTTTTTGCTCATATTTATAGCAGATCCCCAGGGTCTTATCCCAAATTAGACCTTCATACAGCTCGGGAAAGATGGCTCGGGCCAATGCAGTGTGAGGATCAGTGCCATTCTCTTTAGAACCCGAAAGCACATTGTATCCCATGGGCGAACACCCAATGAAACCACCCTCCCATTTATCACTATAGATAGACGCAATCTGCATCTCTTGGCCGTCATAGTCCGCACTAATGATTTTCCACCCCTCAGGGGCCTGAACACGGGTCTTAAGCTCGGTTCCGATGCGCCAGCTCTTGGTAGAGCACATGGTGGCCATAAGGCTCTCTACGACCCTCCGGGTGACGGTTCCGTGGCAGATGATCTCTGGAAGGGTAACGAGGTTAGGTTTCCCTAAGGGGT